AAAGCACTTGCGGCAATACTTGTAATGGTAGAACCAATTGTAACACTTGCTAAATTAGAACGTCCGCACACAGGAAGTGCTCCAGCGTAATCAAAAACAAATTGAAGACCTACGGCATTAACAGTTGCTGCTGGAAATACATATGAAAAGTTACTTAAATATGTGTTTACAATAACACTTGTTAAACCAGAGCATCCTTGGAACGCTGAGTTACCAACACTTATTACGGATGATGGAATGGTAACGCTTGTTAAACCAGAGCAACCATCGAAAGATCGTTCACCAATACTTGTAACAGATGATGGAATAGTAACACTTGTTAAACCATAGCAAACATAGAAAGCACTTGCGCCAATACTTGTAATGGTAGAACCAATTGTAACACTTGTCATTAAAGTTTTAAGATAACAAGCGCCATCGGGAATTGCTCCAGCGTAATCAAATGTTATACTTAATCCTGCGTTATTTACTTCAGAAAATACTGCTTGAAAATTACTTATATAAGCGTTCATAACAATGTTAATTAAACCAGAGCAACCTGTGAAAGCACTTGCGTCAATACTTGTAATATTAGAACCAAATGTAACACCTGCTAAATTAGAACGTGCGCACACAGGAACTGCTCCAACATAATCAAAAACAAATTGAAGACCTACGGCATTAACAGTTGCTGCTGGAAATACAGATGAAAAGTTACTTAAATATGTGTTTACAATAACGCTTGTTAAACCAGAGCAACCTTGGAACGCTGAGTTACCAACACTTATTACGGATGATGGAATGGTAACACTTGTCAAACCAGAGCAACCATCGAAAGATCGTTCGCCAATACTTGTAACAGATGATGGAATAGTGATACTTGTTAAACCAGAGCAAGCAACGAAAGCATCTGCGCCAATACTTGTAACTGAATTTGGAATAGTAACGCTTGTTAAACCAGAGCAAGCATAGAAAGCACTTGCGCCAATACTTGTAACTGAATTTGGAATAGTAACGCTTGTTAACCCTGAACAACTTGTAAACGCATTATTGCCAATGGTTGTAACCGATGATGGAATGGTAATAGTTGTTAAACCAGAGCAACCTTGGAAAGCACTTGCGCCAATACTTGTAATGGTAGAACCAAATGTAACACCTGCTAAATTAGAACGTGCGCCGCACACAGGAACTGTTCCAACATAATTGAAAGTAAATTGGAGACCTACGGCATTCACATTTGCTGGAAATACAGATGAAAAATTACTTATATATGCGTTCATAACAATGTTAATTAAACCAGAGCATCCTTGGAAAGCACTTGCGCCAATACTTGTAACTGAATTTGGAATAGTAACGCTTGTTAAACCAGAGCAAGCAACGAAAGATTGTTCACCAATACTTGTAACAGATGATGGAATGGTAATAGTTCTTAAACCAGAGCAAGCATAGAAAGCAGTTGCGGCAATACTTGTAATGGTAGAACCAATTGTAACACTTGTTAAACCATAGCATCCATGGAACGCACTTGCGCCAACACTTGTGACATTATAGGTTACACTGTTTTGGACAAAACTAGACAAAATTGTTACATCTCCAGAAGCAGAAGCAGATACTCCTACTGTAGCAACGCCAGAATCTACTACGTAAGAGTAGTTCACATTATTCAATGTGTAAGTCGCCATTATAATTATATTAAATATATTAATTTTACCAAAAAAAATGCTTAAGTATTATAAAATTTAAGTAGCGTATAACTTCTAAGTAGCGTATAACTTTTAAGTAGCGTATAACTTCTAAGTAGCGTATAACAATCCCGCATTACCACCAACAAAGATAACCATATTAACCCTTTCTTCTATAACATATAAATCATAATTATATTCATAAATGCGCCATGTAGGTTTATTTACACCAATTATTTCACCCGTTTCTGGGTTACAAATTGTCAAAACTTGAGCATATGGATCAACCGGCGGGTGAATTGTTACAAATTCAAATTCGACATTTGTAAATCTACTCATATTCATAGCGCCGGATGGTTGTAATGAATATGGAGACGTATCTAAACAAAAATTATAGCAATACAATCCATCAGGTGCAAACCCATCTGTTCTAGTATATTTTTCAATATAATTATACACCCCCGCAGGCAACATATTTTCTCTATATTGTCCATCCAATAAAATTCCTAAAGACAGAAGAATATTTTTCGTGTTTTGTTGATTATATATACCAGTTATCATTAATCCTGACAATGTACCATCAGGATTTGTTCCAGGCCCAATAAACGGCGGACTTGGTGGTGTAAGATCTGGATTCGGGTAATCTCCTCCACTTGGCGCCGGACTAATATCCACCGGCATATAATTATACGGCCAATTGGTGTAATTCGACCATTCATTCCGTAAATTAACATCACTTCTTTGAAAATAAAACATCCAACTAATTACCATGCCAATAGAATCTATTTGTATCTTATTTTGACCCGTAACATTATAATACGGTTTTTCATAAATTTGTTTAATCAAATATTTCTGCTCGTTTTTAGCAAATAATTTCGATTCATCATTAGAGAGAAAACAATAATTACAAACTAAATGTATGTCAGCGTTCCAATTTGTTCTTGTATCAACATAGGATGTAGGACCCAATTGTTCATCTGGCGGGGTTTGTAAAAATCGATAAAATTGCATATAATATTGATTAAAATTCGGCGCAACATAAGGGAAACTATTCGTATAATCCATTACATCACGTATAGTAAAAATTTGATTAATCGGTTTAAATGTAACGCTTATATGGAGTTCATTATATTGTAGCGCTACTAAAGGAAACGCATTCTGTGTTTTTAGGTTAAACCAAGCGCCAAGCGGAATATACAATATTCTTCCCATAATAGATGGTTGTGCTCCCGCCGGATTATCTGTGTAAAACGCGTTTGGATATGAATTCACATGTGTACCCGCATTTGCCGGATTATTCATTTCAGGAACTTGCCCAATCATTTCATTAAATAGATTAATTTTTTGACCACTAAAATCTCTTTGGACCGACGCCAAAATATAACGACCCGAATATTCTTGTAATTTTTGGTTACCACAAGTAATCGTAATTCTATCAATCATTTGAGCGCCAAGGTTATCTATCCATTTGAACCCATATGAAGCCCAATCGGTATATACTGTGGTTCCATCTGATTGAACAACGGTTTGAGGAGGGAAAATCGGACTCCAAATTGTCGGCATCGCTATAGAAATATAACAATCCATAAGAAGATCAGCGTAGCGTTTTACTTTAAATACAAAAGTAGATTCAGTCGTTAAGTTTAGTGTTGGTGTACCTTCATAATCAAGTCTAAAAGTTTGTTTTCCGAAATTAGTATATTTTTTATATGTTGTCTTCCAAAATGTCTTCTCAGGGTTTCCATTTAATATAATATTTTGCTGTCCTTCTGAAACAAGATTTAAAAGGCCGCCCGGCATGCTATGTATAATATATATTGATTATTATTTAACTAATTTGATTAAATATTATATTAATTAAAAAAATAAAAATAGCGTTAATATATTAGATTAATGTCATCATCAACAAATCCTACAGATTATTTAAGCAAAATAAAAAATATGGATCAATCATTTGTAACATATATTATTTTTACATTTATTTTCATTATATTAATATTTATGATTGTTTATATTATTAAATTGACTAACCTAGACAGTTCGGAATGTGATTATATGAATACCTTATATCCTTCAGTTGACGGAAATATAAGACCTATATCATCAAATGATCCAGATTGTTCCGGTTGTTTATATGATTATTATATAAAAACGGCATATAACGCTTGTTCAGGCGGTTCTTACAAAAACGACTTTGTCAATATTTGCAATTTAAAAGCAATTCTAAAACAAGGTGTTCGTTGTTTAGACTTTGAAATATATTCAGTTGATGATAAACCTGTTGTAGCGACAAGTACACAAGATAGTAACTATGTCAAAGAAACATTTAATTCTGTTAGTTTTGCCGATGTGATGAAAACAATTAATAGTTACGCTTTCGCTGGAGGCACTTCTCCGAATCCAACTGACCCGATTATAATCCATTTACGTATTAAAAGTAATAATCATAAGATATATTCTAAGATGGCCGCGATTTTTAAGTCATATGATTCTGTGATGCTCGGGAAGGATTATAGTTTTGAAAGTAACGGAACCAATTTAGGAACAACCCCATTATTAAATTTCCAAAACAAAATTATTTTAATTGTAGACAAAATTAACAATACCTTTTTAGAAAATAAAGATTTTTTAGAATATGTTAATTTAACAAGTAATTCGATTTTTATGAGAGCATATGATTACTATAATGTTAAAAATAGTCCAGACGCATCTGAATTGACCACATATAACTCAAAAAATATGACAATTGTTTTCCCAGATAAAGGGTCTAACCCCTCAAACCCTAGTGGTCTTTTATGTAGAACATATGGATGTCAAATGGTAGCAATGCGTTATCAATTTGTAGACAATTATCTCGAAGAAAACGCGCTATTTTTTGATAGAGCAAGTTACGCGTTTGCTTTGAAACCACAAGCGCTCCGTTATGTACCAGTCACGATACCAGACCCAACACCGCAAAATCCAAATTATAGTTACGCTACACGCAATGTTAGTAGTGATTATTATAATTTCAACACTTAAAATTATATAATGCTAATTCAATGACAATTAGATTAAATATGAATTAATATCTATATCATCAATAAGATATTTGCGTTTAATTTTCTCGGCAAATAAAACATTCAGCATTGTTTTTTTAAAATTTATATTACTCTTTACTTCTACAATAACGTCTAATAGTTTTACAGAAGGCGCCCAATTATCAGTACAACTATAAGATTCACAACACAAACAATCTTTATTTTTATGTTTTTTTACCAGTTTTTTTTGAAAATCGCTTTTTAATCTTAATACTTCTAAGTAGCGTTCTCCATTATAATATATTTGAGGAGGTAGAAATGGAAATGAATTAGTGAAAATAAATTTGTATTTGCTTTTATTTTCAGTGATTTCCATTACTATTTGCTTATTATTATAAGACAAAACTAAATCTGGATATATTTCATATAACATTTCACATTCTTTTTTGATTCGCCTTTTTGATGATGTGGAATATACACTAGAATTTTCCAAAAGTAACAAGTTTGATTTGATTATATCTTCTTTCGAATTAGTTGCCATTTTATTATTATTATTTATACTATTTATTAAAAAAATAAATATTATATCAATTTTTATTTTATATATTTTATATATTTATTATATGAAGCAA